ACGAACAAGTACACAGGGTCAAGTCGATGCCACTAATGTTTCTTCAAAATTACGTGAGGGTTGGGAGGCTGTAAAAGCAACGGATCATCCAGAAATTACTTTGGTAACTATCGAGAACGACAAGTTCAAAGATAACATTGTAATAGGAGGGTTAATGCTGTGTAAGGCTCCAGTTGAACTCAAAGAGGAAAGGACTGCATATTTTAAATCGCAGACCGATAATCAGATGAGATCAGTAGACAACAACCTCATGCGAGAAAACGATCCTCGTATGCCTCTCTTTAATGATAGGAAAACGAAGGTTACTTTTGGAAAAGGTAATTAATTTTTAACAGGAGATCTAAGCAATGGCTTATCCAACTATTGATGCCCCTTATGGGCTAGTACCCGTTGGTTTAATTGGTGGTCGTCCTTACACAGGTGCAACTCGACAAATGAAGATAGCTAGCAACTACGGCACAGCTATTGGAAAAGGCGATTTAATAAAGCGTGTGAACGACGGAACTATTGAGCGAGACGGAAGTACAACCGCTTTCCCAGCTACTGGGACACTAGGCGTTTTTATGGGTTGTAGTTATACAGACCCAAACACAAGTCAATTAACATTTAGAAACCAATATCCTGGCAGTATTGTCGCTAGTGATATTAGTGCATTTGTTATTGACGATCCTGACGTTATATTAAAAGCAGCTGTCTGCTCTTCAGGAACAACAATGGCTACAGTAGCTAGAACTGTTATTGGTAACAAAGCTTCAATCCTTAGTAATACACTTAATACTACTAATGGAAGAGGTAAGTTAGCTATTAATAGTAGTACTGCCACCACTTCGACATTACCATTTCAAATAATAGATGTGGTTGATAGCACAGCAACAGGATCAGATACGTTCCAAGAAGTGCTTGTTATCTACAGCCCACACACTGATAATGGTAGTAATGTGTTCATTGGTGGACACGCTTATCGTAACCCTGTTGGACTGTAGGAGGAATAGACAATGGCAATTTCAAGAGCACAACTTCTTAAAGAGCTACTCCCTGGTCTTAACGCATTATTCGGTTTAGAGTATGCAAAGTATGGGGAAGAGCACGCAGAAATCTTTGAATCAGAGACTTCTGACCGTTCTTTTGAAGAAGAAACTAAACTATCAGGCTTCTCTGCCGCACCAGTCAAAGACGAAGGTTCTGCCATCGAATATGACACTGCACAAGAAGCATTCACCGCTCGCTACACACACGAAACAGTGGCGATGGGCTTTTCAATAACAGAAGAGGCTATCGAAGATAACTTGTATGACTCCTTGTCAGCACGTTATACAAAAGCACTAGCTCGTGCAATGGCGTACACCAAGCAGGTAAAAGCAGCAACTATTTTAAATAATGCTTTTGACTCAGGTACTACATATGGAGATGGAGTTGAGCTTTGTTCTACTGCACACCCATTAGTAAGTGGTGGAACTAACTCTAACGAACCAGCTACAGCTGCTGATCTTAACGAAACTTCTTTAGAAGCCGCTGTTATTCAGATCGCAGGGTGGACAGATGAGAGAGGACTCCTAATTGCAGCGAAGCCTCGTAAATTGATCATCCCACCGAATTTGCAGTTTGTGGCAACAAGATTGTTAGAGACTGAAGGTAGAGTAGGATCAGCGGATAATGACCTAAACGCACTAAAGAATAATGGTTCTATCCCAGAAGGTTATGCTATCAATCACTATTTGACTGATACAGATGCTTTCTTCCTAATGACTGATGTACCAAATAGCTTAAAGCACTTTACACGTAGTCCAATGGCAACATCTATGGATGCTGACTTCGACACAGGTAATAGTCGTTATAAGGCTAGAGAGAGATACTCATTCGGTGTCTCTGATCCTTTAGGAGTATTTGGTTCCCCAGGAGCATAAAACTTTTATTTGACGGGGGTGCTTGCCACCCCCTTCTTTTTATGTATAATAGATTAGACCTTGATGAGTAATTATACTCAACATGCCACGACAAGGAGATTTAAATGGCAAACACAACCTTTAACGGCCCCGTCCGATCCGAAAACGGACTCAAAACAATATCAAAAAATGCAACCACTGGTGTACTAACAGAGCAAATAGTTGCTTCAAGTGGCGGTGTATTAGAAGTTCAAAAAGTCGCAACTTCTGGTAGAGATAACATTGTTGCAGCAGGAACAACAGTTGGCGCAAATAACGCTAGTTTAGGAACTGCAGCTACTATATTTAATATAACTCCAAATGCACATGGATCTGGTATTGCAGATGCAGCAATAAATACATTTGTTACTAAGATCGGTGGCGATATCACAACAACAATTCTTGTTGATTTACATGGTGGACTAGCATCAGGTGGTGCCGCTAATGATGTCATAGGAACAGATGGTGGCGCAGCAAATGCTTATATTGCAGAATTAACATCAGCAGTAAATGGTATACCTTATCTAATAGAGTTTGCTTGTTTAGAAGTCCCAACAGGTGGGGACCCAGACATAAACTTAGTTTGTTCCGCAACAGGAACTACTGCAGAAAATGCTGGTACAACAAGTGGTACTGTTCTACTTAATAATGGTGACTTGACACTTGGCTTTTACGCAGAAGCAGATGGCGGTTCAACTTTAGCTGCTTTAACTAAGAAATATCTGTATCTAACTTGTGGTGATGCAACTGACGCTGCTTATACAGCAGGTAAACTTGTTATCAAGATTCATGGTGCAGCTTTCGATTACGCTAACGGTTAATATGTGGAGGCTAAATTATGGCAGGTTTATCAGATGTACGAGCTCTGACTATCAGTGATGAGAACGCGTCCGATGATGACAGACTAGTTACTGCAGCCAGACCTAACACAGGTGCTACAATGGCAAACACTACGTTTGCTGGAGGTGCAGCAAGAAATGTTATTGTTACAACTACTGGTACAGGCGACAACGAAAAAACAAATACTATTGTTGGTACGGATGTCTTCGGTAATTCTTTAACAGAAGTTATAACATCTACTGGGTCAGCTGAAGCTGTAGCAGGTACAAGTTTATTCTTAACAGTCACGTCGGTTACTAGTTCTGCACAGTTTGCAGCTAATATCAAAGTCGGTTCAGGGACTCTTTGTGCTCAAGCAGTAGAAAGTTCTAACAGAGTAAGATTAAAAGGAATGTCTGTAGTATCAGGTGGTACAGCAGGTGATGTCGAGTTTATAAACGGTACACCCGAAAGTGGCACTACGTTGTTTAAATCAAGAACTATTGGAACAGCAAACACAACTATAGACAGATCAATACCTTCTGAAGGCGTTTTGTTTGAAAGCGGTGCTTGTGTAAAGTATACTGTAGATACGGCAGATAACATTACAATCTTCTACGCGTAGAGGTAAATATGGCTACAAAAGGCACAATGAAAGGTCATACCATCAGCGGGGGGCAGAAACGTCCTACTAAGTCTGGTGCTGGTATGACTAAAAAAGGTGTTGCCAAGTATCGTAGAGACAACCCTGGATCTAAATTAAAAACCGCTGTTACTGGCAAAGTTAAAGCTGGTAGCAAAGCTGCAAAGAGACGTAAGTCTTACTGTGCACGTAGTGCAGGACAAATGAAGCAGTTCCCAAAAGCTGCAAAAAACCCAAATAGCCGTTTGCGTCAAGCACGTAGACGATGGAAATGTTAGGAGAATAAAATGGGTAATGAAGACAAAAAAAGCCAAAGCACAGGAAGTTTTTTTGGTGATTTAAAAAAATCTATTTCGTCTGGTGGTTCTAGTAAGTTAACTAAAAATGTAAAAGTTAAAAAAGGCGATACACTAAGTGATATAGCCAAAGCAAATAATACAACTTTAAAAAAATTAATGAGTCTAAATCCAAAATTTAAAACGGGTCAAGGACCAAGCATGAAGTATAATCAAAACTCTGGACCGATATCAGAGGGAACAACGCAACAAAAAGAGATGAAACTTGGAAGCTCAATTAAAGTTCCAGACCCTCAATCTTTTCAAGGTGGCAGATTAAAACCAGTAAGAACAAAAAAGAAAAAAAAGGTTTATGCAGATGTTAAAAAACCAGAGTTTAAAGAAATGAGTCAGAAAGTCCCATTAATGGCTGGCGGTAAAGTAAAAAAGATGATGGGTGGTGGTATGCTTAAATCTAAAAAAATGATGGGTGGTGGTATGACCAAAATAAAGTATAGAGGTGGTGGCATGGTTTCTAGATCACGCCCAACTAAATACGTATAGGTGTTTAAATGCGATCTTATCACACCAGAGCTACTTGTTACAAAAAAGGTGGCTCTGTAAAAAAGAAGAGTAAGAGTAGAGTCAACGAAGCTGGTAACTACACTAAACCATCGTTGCGTAAAAGCATATTCAATAGGATAAAAGCTGGTGGTAAAGGTGGAGCTCCTGGTCAGTGGTCTGCACGTAAGGCTCAGATGATGGCTAAAGCTTATAAGAAAGCTGGTGGAGGTTATAAGGGTTAATGGCGTTAAAGAAGTCGCAAAGGAGCTTAAAGGCATGGGGTAAACAGAAATGGCGAACCAAAAGTGGTAAACCTAGTACACAAGGGCCAAAAGCAACAGGCGAGCGTTATTTACCTGAAAAGGCAATTAAAGCTTTATCTAGTAAAGAATACGCCGCCACTACGGCTAAAAAGCGAAAAGCAACTAAAAGAGGAAAACAAGTGGCTAAACAGCCAACTAAGATTGCACGAAAGACGAAAAGTTATAGACGCTTCTCGTAAATGGGAAAGAGATAAATAATGGCTACATCAGGCACAACCGCATTTGATATGGACTTCACGGAGATAGCTGAAGAGGCTTGGGAACGTGCAGGTAGAGAAATGCGTTCAGGTTATGATTTAAGAACTGCTCGCAGATCCATGAACCTAATGACTATTGAGTGGCAGAATCGTGGTATTAACATGTGGACTATAGAGGAGGGTACACAAGCTGTGTCAGCTGGTACATCTCAATATACTCTCCCTGCAGATACTATAGATCTTCTCGATCATGTTATACGTACGAATGCAGGCAATGCCACTACACAGTCTGATCTTACTATAAACCGTATAGGTGTGAGCACATACGCATCAATACCTAACAAGCTAACAAGAGGTAGGCCAATTCAGGTATGGGTTGAGCGTTTAGCTGCAGCCCCTAGGATAAACCTCTGGCCTGTACCTGATACC